GTGGTATTAAGATTGCACCGGATACAATTGCATTTTGTCCTTCAGGTTTAATTGACCAAACTAAAAATATGGTCTTGTCTTATTTACATAAGGCAATTAAGCCAGTCAATCAATTAAGAATGATTGAAGACGCAACTGTTATTTACAGAATTGCAAGGGCACCTGAAAGAAGAATTTTCAAAATTGATGTAGGTAATTTACCTAAAGTTAAAGCAGAACAGTATTTAAGAGATGTTATGGCAAGATACCGTAACAAACTTACATATGATGCTAACACAGGTGAAATTAGAGATGACAGAAACTATATGTCAATGTTGGAAGATTTCTGGTTACCAAGTAGAGAAGGTGGTCGAGGAACAGACATTACTACTTTGCCTGGCGGTCAAAACTTAGGTGAGATTGCAGACATTGAATATTTTAGAAGTAAACTATATCGTTCTTTAAATGTACCAGCAAGTCGTTTAGAGGCAAACAACGGTTTCAATTTAGGTAGAGCTTCTGAGATTACAAGAGATGAACTTAAATTTACTAAGTTTGTACAAAGATTAAGAAAGAAATTTACTGAATTATTTAATGATTTATTAAGAACACAATTAGTATTAAAAGGTGTTATTAATGAAGAAGATTGGATTTCAGTAAGAGATAGTATTAACTATGATTTCATCCAAGACGGCCATTTCGCTGAATTAAAGAATACTGAAATGATGCGAGAAAGATTACAATTGGCTAACGAGATGAGAGATTATATCGGTAAATTCTATTCTGTAGAGTATGTTAGAAAGAATGTTCTTAAACAAAACGCTAGAGAAAGAGAAGATATTGATAAACAAATTAAGAAAGAAATTGAAGACGGGATTATTTCTTCACAAGAAACAGACCCTAATTCAACATTATAAGGAGTAATGAGATGAGTGAAAATACAAAAGCATTTATTGACGCTTTACAAACAGGTGACAACATGGCAGCCGGTGACGCATTTAAAGATGCGTTAAGAGATAAAGTTGGTGCAGCTTTAGATACAAGAAGACAAGAATTAGCTTCTTCTTTATTTAATAAAGCAACTAATGAGGCTATGCCACATAGTGACCCTAAACCTGAAATTGCTGACCCAGCGACATTTGACCAACAAGGTAATGTAGTTGCAATGGGTAAAGCAAATGACGGTCAAGCAGAAATTGATTTAACGCAAGATGCAAAAGAAACTGAGTAATTTAATATCAACAGGTGTTGATACAAAAACATTTAATAGTTTACCACCTTTACATAAAGAAGTGGTAACAGACTTTTTCAAAGTATTAGAAAAAGAAAAAGGTAATATGGTTGAGAGAGTCGAAGCTGCTGTAGATGTGGTTTCAGACCATCACAATGTAAATACGAGTGTATTATACAACTATATTGAAAAGGAAGTTGACACACAATTGGGAGAAAAATAATGGCATGGGTTACAGTACCAGGTTCAGATGGCATTTGGGAGTATGATAACGCCGCTACGGCGACGGACACATATCCTGATTCGGCTGACGGTGCAAACTCAACTATTTCTGGTGGTATAAGAACATACACACATCCAAGTGATAGTCGTACGGTTCAGGTTTATATTAAAACAAGAAAAGCTGGTGAAACAAAAGAGCGTGGTGAGTTATCAAAAACTTTCTATGATAGTACCTCAGGTCATATTGGATTTTAATTGTGACAATTACTACTGATAAATTAATTGATGACAATTTTAAGATTATTGTAAACTCAAACGGTATTGGTGGAGAGTTTCAACAAAAGTTAGTTGATGTAGTAGGTTCTAATAATGCTTCAAGTGAACCAAAAGTTTCAATTGCAAATATGCAATACGAAATTGAAGGTACTGGACAGATAACAGTATTTTTTAAAAATGATGCAACTAAAAAAGTTGTAATATCTGGTAGAGGTAATTGGGGACTAAAGCCAGACGAAGTTAAGATACAAGACCCCATTGGAGATATATTACTAAACAGTAGTGACGCAGTTACAAAATATAATATTGTAATTGAATGTCATAAAGAAACAGGATATAACTAATGGCAGACATAGTAACAACACAAACAATCGCTGATACTTCAGGTGT